CTCCTCGCCTCCAATACATATACTATATTATAATTTTAAAATATAATACAACAAATATACATTGGGAACATAAAACACGTTAAAATTATTCTTTTTTCACGTATATTATAAGATATTTGCGTAAATAAGTCAACATATTTTAACCTTTTGTTACCATACGTAACCTATTGATAACTTTTTTCAAGCCATCTATGTTAAGTGCCTTTTTAACTTTTAACAAAAAAATTAAAACACTTTTTAAATTCAACCCCGACATGATACGCATTGTGAAGAGGCGCGTCGGGGTCTATCTCATCTTTTCTGCAAGTTAGATTACCTCGCCGCCAGGACATAGCAAGCTCTTATTGTTTGCGGACCTGCGAGACCGTCGACGGTTATGCCTGCGGCTTTCTGTACCTGCTTTGTGGCGGTTCGGGTGCCTGCGCCGAAGATCTCGTTATTGTCAACGCCCTGCGAGATTATACCCTTTTTCTTGAGGAGCATAAGCTGCTGTTTGTATGAATAGACAGCAAGATTTCTGTCGCCTTCCTTAAGGTATTCGCTGAGGTTCGGTGCTTCGATCTTGACTGCTGCGGTTGTCGGCTTACTCGGCGTGGTGGGCTTTGCAGTCGGCATTTTAACGCCAAGATACTTTGCAACGCCGTCAGCAATCGCATAACCAAACACCTTGCGCTTGGCTTCGGTATTGATGATCTGAATGTCGGTTGCGTTGTCGATGAATGCACACTCAACAAGCACCGCCGGAGCATCGGTCATGCGAATCATGCCGAAATAGTCAGTGCCGTCATCATCAACTCTCGTCTTAATGCCTCTTGTATTCTGACGGATAGCAAGTGTAGCGTCCACAATAGACTGTGCTAGCTTCTTGCCGTTCGGGGAAACGTGGGAGTAGTAAACCTCAGAGCCGTCACCGCCGCCCGCGTTGATGTGGATATCCATGCAGACATCAGCATTAAACGCATTGGAAGCGGCAACCTTTGAATTGATTGACGAGTCGCAATCGGTTGTGCGGCTGATCTTCGTTTCAATGCCGTACTGCTTCAAGCGTTCGTTGCAATACTTTCCGATTGAAAGTGTCAAGTCCTTTTCTTTGAAGCCGTTGCCGACAGCTCCGGAATCATAACCGCCGTGACCGATGCCAACATATACTCTCTTAGCCATTGTCGTCACCTCCGTGCAGAACGTCATCAGCCGTCTGTGCGTTCTTAGTGAAGCTGTTATTCTTCCACCAAGCAACGAGAGAAGCGCCAACGGTGAAAGCATATGTAACATACTCCTGCCATTGATCGACGTCGATCGCTTCGCTTCTCTTGCCGAGGATAACGGCAAGCTGGCTGATGAGTGCGAGGACAAGAACGAGTGTTCTCGCCCAAGTCTGCGCCGTTACACCTTTAATGTTAATCTTTTTCATTGTGATTCCTCCTTAGTCTTTCTGATTGATATGCTCTAAATCGCTGATACGGTGATCTGCGACCTTTGCCTTTTCTTCGAGCACGGGAACACGCTTCGCAAAGTTGTTATGTTCCCGTACTTCTCGTGTTAATTCTTCAATTTTGGTATCCGTTACCGCCTGTGCCTTTTCAAGTTCCTTTGACATCTTGGCATTTGCCGCAATGTTGCTTATTACAACGCCGATAAGCGACAAGACGCCCGTAATGATTGCTGCGATTATTCCTTCCATGCCGCACCTCACATTAGCCCGAGGGCTTTAAGGATAACGGCGCAGAGCGGCAGCACAACGTTAAATGCGATTGCACTGCCGACAATGTATATAACCGTGTCAATTAGTCTGTTTCCTGTTGGTGTCATTTTGACTCCTCCTTAAAATTCAACGAGATATTCCTCTGTGATTGTTTCAGGCGAACCCTCGGCAATTGCAACATACCTCTTACCGTTATAAGTATAATAGCCGTTCTGGATAAGCCGCATGCCGGGCGACCATGTAAACGGATTGTCCTGTGTGCCGATCGGGTTGTCCTGCTCAACATATATAGATTTCACGAGCTTGTCTCCGACATAATAGTTGTGCCAATCATACCCGATTTTATCTGACTGCTCGATTTTCTCCGTAATGCCGCCGAGCTTTTCAACCGTTTCACCCTGTACGACCTTGTTTCTGTAAGCTTTAGCCTCAGACCGTTTCATCCGATACACCTCCTGTAATTATAGACAACGCCTCTTCTGCTGACAGTTCTTCGTCCTCTGTCGGCAAAATCGGAGGTTTTTCGACCTGCTCATCAGGTGTATCAATAGGAACTGCGTGATAATTATTCAGTAAGCTTTCAAAATCTGCCGAAAACATTATCTGCTGAGTGCTGTATGTGTTGTCGCCGTTTGCTCTGAGCTTGTAGCCCTCGTTCGGCTCAATCACAAGCATTTTAAAGCCGCTATCCTCAACGATTGATACGGTTGCGTGTTTGATTGGTTGCTTTTCGTAAGTCATGCGATAATCACTCCTTTGTAGCTCGTCAAAACGGTTGCAAGGGTCATGCCCTGCGTGGATGCAACGTACAACCCCGTTTCGGAGTCTTGTACGCAACGCCACGAGGTTAAATAGTCCTTTACAAGTGCCGAGAATTTAATCGTAATCTGCCCCAATTCCGAACGGTATTCACGCACACCATTAACAATTGACAAGAGCGTTCCGGGGTCATCGGTGTTTGCTCCGTACTTTCCTTTCATCAATCCTGAGCAGTCTGATAAGTCAAGATCATGACTTATTGTAAATTGCTTAAACCGAACATACTTTAACTTTGAACACTTCTGAAACGTTCGTGTGTATCCCGTTCCACGGCTCATATCAAGCGACGTTCCGAGAATTGATTGCAGATTTGAGCAGTTTCGGAAGAATTCATACCAATAGTTTGTGTGATATTCTTCTGCATTGTTTCCTCTTTCAATCAACGTTATTTCCTCAATAGAACCACAATCATTAAACATTCCACGGGGGTCAATGACACATTCAGAGTCGGCAAGTGTAAGTTTCTTTAGATTTGCCGCAACCGTTCCGCCGAGAGAATTAAACATACTTCTTTCGTTCCCCGCGATTGTTTTCGCCGAGCCTTTAACGCTGAATCCGCACTCCTCGACAGATTGTGAAACACGGGTACTTTTACCGTACACTGCGTTCGGCGTTTCCAAAAATGGCAGCTTAATCAAAACATCGGGCGAGTCAGGAACATCAGGTTCTTCTTTGTCGAGCTTATATCCGCCTGTGATCAAGCTCGGAGGTGTCGTTGCATGTGCAAAAGCATAGGTTAACTCACTGCATTTTCTGAGGTCAAGCACATCCTGCTCACTCTTGAGCGGCAGCTCATTGGCAATGTCAATAAGCTCGTTCCAATCCGCTTTCTTTAAGTCCTGCCCCGTGAGGTCGGATAAAGCTTCGCCAAGCTCCGTCCTGTCCGCTTCTTTCTGCTCCGATTTCGCCTTTTCAACGACGTTTTCGCCCGAATCGTCAAGGGTAGGATTTAATGTGAATGTGTACGGAATTGACTTCCAAATTACCTTGTCACCGTCCTTGAGAACAAGCTGTAAAGCAAGCGTATTGTCCGTCAGAACCTCACTCGGAAGGTTGAAGGTATCGTTTACCGTATAATTAAAACTGCCCTGTGCGGTCTCACAGACAATATTTTCGCTGTATCCCTGCAACGATGAAGGGAGAAGAAACAACAGCGTCGTTGCGTTCTTCTCCCCTATCGTTCCGAGGCTTGAATATTCGGGAAACAATCCCCTTTTTTCGCTGACTGTAATTCGGTTAATCATCGGTGATCACCTCCTGTTGTATTCCCCAAGTTGCGGCTTTATTATAAACAAGCATAAATTCAAAAGTAGTATTTGCGGATGCCGCTGAATGGGGACGAATCCATACATCCCCCGTATTTTGAACCCATGCAGAACACACACCCGTATTTCCTTGAATTCCTATTGTTGCGACTGATAAATTAGGTCTGTAGCCTTCCGGGACCGTTCCTACATGTTTGGCATTTCCTGAGCCGATTGCATTTGAAGCCGTAACATAAGCATAAAAAAGAACAATATTTCCTTGACGTGAAACTGTTGACCTGTTGATAGTAACATCTGTTTCTGCTGTAAAAAATGTTTCTTCTATCGGCAATGTTATTCCACCGTCTTTGAAAACGGTTAGTTCCTTAGTTGCGCCGTCAGAACCGTAAATAATTATGTTCAAACCTTCCCCATTTTCCGAAGAATTAACTTTGGCTGTCAGCGTTCCGTCCTTTTTTCGGAAATTTATATAGTTTCCGTTTTCGTTATTGCTGTCGGAGTAAACATTTACTTCTTTTAAAAAGTCGGTGTTCATGTTAACTTCCATACCGTTTTTTTCGGACACCTTACCAAAAGCAACGCCTTGGCCTGATGAATTGAAGTCCATCAAAGTAAAGGCCGTCGGCACTTCAATATCACATACCGTTGTTTTAAAGAAATCCGCTACTTCGAGCCTTATCACATACGAATTATCGCCGGAAATTACAGGTGCTGATTTGTATGCATGAGATTGAGAATGTATAAGGAAAGCCTCCCCCGATTCAAAAGTTGTGAACTCTGTTTCATCGGATCTTCTGTACTGCAGCTTATATGTTCGTGGATTCTCATGTTCACCGTTTTGGTTGTCAATATTGCTCGTCGAATAATGGATTCTTACAGAAATTCTTTCACCGTCTTCGGTTTCATTTCCTGCGGTGTCAATTCTCTTGACCGACATGCTGTAAATCGTCGGAAAATCATATTCCGCAACTGACACCGTGCTTGATGACTTCGCCGTACGCCCTCTGCTATCCGTTACAGTGGTATTAACGGTAATCTCTCCCGCAGCAGTAATCAACGCCGAAACGAAAGATGTACCGTTGTAAATGACATCTTGTATTTTTGTTTCAACCTTTGCAATGCTGCTGCCGGCAACACCGACAGCGCTCACCGAAACCGCCAATGTTGAATTATTTTGAACAAATACAGTAAAATGATTTTTCAACTGTTCTGTACCCTCGACAATCAAAACAGAATTTATAACCGGTACTACCGATGACGGAACTTTTAATGCCAGTTTTGCCGTTTTGGTCCCTATAAGTGTAGATCCGTTAAATGTTTTGCAAGTAATCACGCATGTTCCGCTCACGTCATTGGGGATTTGTGCTGCAAGGTCTGACGGAATCGACCATACCACGCTTGTACCGATATCTGCGCCGATTGTGCCCGAAGCTTTGCCAAAAGCATATGTCAGCGTATGAGTAAACGAATCCGCTGCGCGATTAAGATTGATCGTTACATTCGATCCGATTTCTGTACTTGTCGCTGAAAATGTCGGCACCGTCGCACGCGGAATTGACGTTAACGTTACTGCCTGGGATTTTTGAATAATTCCCGCTGAAATGTCGGTATCCATCCATGTTCTGACTTTTACCGAAGCCGTTCCGTCTGCTCTGTGCGGAACAACGATTGTTGTGTCGAGAATTGTTTTTGTTGTGTTCTGAGGCAACGTGTATTTTACCGAATATTTCTTTTCCGCGCCGCCGTTGACAGAGACATAATAATAAGCGGTTCGGTTATATCCGTTCCATGAACTACCGCTTTGTGTGCTTGTCCATCTTATTCTGACTTTTGAAAAATTCCCGGCAAAATCTCTGCTTTTCTGCGTAACAGTTAAATTTTGTGATACTCCCATTTATTCCACCACCTTTTTGAAAGATAAATTTCCGTTTGCACGGGGAAGAAATGCAAATTTTCCTAATTTTAAAGAATTGATAAATTCACCGTCATAAACATTAAGCTTTCGTCCGCTGAAATAAGCAACCTCAGCACCGTCCTCATAAAAAGAATTTTTATTATTTGAAATTCTTTGTCCAAACTTATTGCCCTTCTGACCGAGAATGATCTCGCCGTCTTTAAATTGAATATACTTTTGTATCAATTCAAACTGACTGTCTGTGCCGCTTTGATAATTTTTGAGGTCGGTATTGAGTGAATTAAAGCGCATTTCCCAACCGTTAGCCGCTTGCTCAAATTCCGACCACTTGCCCATAAGCTCCTGACCGTCTTCCTTTGAATAATAGATATCCGATACAGTACTCAAAATAGAGCCTTCGGTTGCCGTAACCTTAGCGTCCATTTTTCTTTCAAGGTCAACAATTGTCTGCGAACGGCTTTTTTCGATGTTCGTATCAATGTACCGCTTCGTTTCATCCGATTTTATTCTGTTATCCTCCGTGAAAGAATAGAATGTCTCACCTAAAGTGAGCTTATTGTCGGCAGGGTTCATAAGCTTAATTGAAAGCTTCTTTATCAGATAGTTTTCTGACAGATCGTGCGGCTTACTTGTAGTTTTGACATACCTGCCAAGTCGAAAAGCGTTGAAGTCCTGCCCGGCTGCGGATAGATCGGCGGCTGTCAGCTCTATTGACTGACTGAGCAAAATGCTCTTTGCAAGTTTTTGTTTTGCTTTTCTCAGCAGATTTGTCGGCTCAGTGACATTCTCCCATTTTATCATCCTGAAAATCTTTCCGTATGTATTCTGCGCTGCCTTTGAAAAAATGCAATCGCCGGATTTACAGATATTATCCGTAGTTTCATCGTCAAGATCCGATATTGTGACGATCGTTGAAATCTGTTTTGTTTCCCCCGTCGTCTCATCCGTCACATCTTCGGTTAATGTCGCTCCGATCGGAACAATTCCTGTTACAATATTTTCTCCCTTACGTTCCTTTTTCAGGTCAAGTAAATTTCTGCCGAACTCAATCGGCTGATTACTAAGCGTTGAAAAATCAGCAAGATAATCAAGATAATTACCGTCCGCCTCATGCCTGACCCACAAATAGCCGCCGTGTGTCGAAATCAAGCCCTGATTGATCAAATTCCAAGTGGTCGAATATTCGGTATCGGACCTGGCGATATAATCATTATCGTCCTTGACTGTTACATTGCCGAGCTTAAATTGATGTTCTTCATCAACCTGTTCATTGTGATTTGCAAGCAGAAAACGCAAGTACGCTTCGGGCGTTGCCGGAGAGGTATCGGAAACAGGAAATACAAACGGGCGCTGCACAGAGTCAAGTAAAAAGGCAAGTTCACCTTCACAAGTGACCTGCCTTTCGTTATGCCATCCAACTTCATCATTCAGAATCCGCCCTCTGAAAAGAATTATTTCATCTTGATATACCGTGATTATCGGCTTCAGCTTTTGAATTCTTTCAAAATTCGGATGATCTGGATAAATTGTAAAAGTGAAAGACCCGGTTTTATTGAGTTCAAGCTCAAGCGTCGGGTCAACAAGCTTCAATGCTTCAATCTGAGTGTCCAGCAATAAATAATTGCCGCATACAACACGATATTTCACTATAAATCCCCCTCCCGATAAACAGCTTTAACAACCGTTCCAAAATCCGCTGTGACAATTTCAAGTTTATTCGTCCCCTTGCGAAATTCAAATTCAGGGATTGAATGAGTTGTATTCGCCGACATAGCAACCGTAGTTCCGTTACATTTTAAAGAAGCGGCTTTATCGACAGTTATTTTCGGAACAACCGATTTTCTGGCATTATCGCATAACAGTTCCGTAATGGGACTGTATCTGATATATGACCTATCATCTTGACCTTCGTACACTATTAAATTTGTGTACGAAAAAGGAAAAACTGAGTCTTGAGCCGGCATTAGTGTGATGCGAAGGAAAGCAGCCTTAGATACCGTCTTAAACGTATATACAGCGTCCGTCTTTAATACCGACGTCAAATGGTTCCCGTCCTTGTCGTGTTGACCCACGTAATAGTTGCCGCAGGTCCCGAATTTAACCGTAACCCATGTCTGTCCGCTTATTGGAAAACCGGGAGACGTTGCATTATCCTTCGCATTTTTAAAGATAATTTCGTCCTCGCTTGCCACCGTATAAACAGTGCCGGCAGGCCACAGCTTAAAATGCGGACAAATATTAGCATTGCTTTTATCGGCAGTACCGTACGCGACCTGTACAACGGTTTCATTTTTCTTCATTCGATAAGGTTCACAATTACATTCAACGTCAATTGTGGATATGCCTTTATTAACATACCAGTCGCCAACCGAAATTCTTCCGTAAAAATATACATCGGGATCGTCGGACAAAACAATTTTCATTTTCTGCCCATGCAAAAGATTTTTTACCGTTGAGTCAAATGATGTCGTGGGATTTATAGCCGTAAACTGAAATTTCAACGTCCTGTTTGAATATTTGGGCTCACCGAAATACTCTGTAAAATCGAGCTCGCCGTCTGAGCCCGGCAAATCTATTGTCGAGGTTTTTACAGACGGCGAACCGATAGTTTTTGAGGACAGTATTAAATTCAAGTCAGAGTAAGAGTTATATTCTCCGAATGTTACCGTATTCATTACTGTCCACGCTCCTTCATTCTGTTAATATCGCCGAGCTTTTTATCGACCTTCGGCGTGATTTTTGCGACAAGCGTACCGTCGTCAAGCACCATTTCACGCTCAAGATTACCGAGAATTTCAGGGAAATACTGTGTAAGCATTGATATCAGCTTATCGAGATAATAAATAATGCCGGCGTTTTCATTCTGAACAGCATTGCGAATCATTGCCATAAGTGTGCTCGAACCCGCAACAACTTCCTGCCCTGCTTCTCCTCCACCCATAAGATTTCCGTTCGGATTTACTCCGAAAATAGTCGGCTGATTCAAAAGCATAGCATTTTTCATCGCCTTTGCGTACCATTTAACTGACAATTTCGGAACTGATGGGGGCTTCAAGCTGAAGCTACCCTTAATTGAAAAGTGCGGTAGTTTTATGCTCGGAAATTTTAATTTTAATTTTGAGAAGAAATTCTTAATAGCGTCCAATCCGCTTTTTACAATATTCTTCGCACCGTTAATCGTGTTCTGAATAACAGCCTTTACACCGTTAAACACGGTTGATACACTGCTTTTTATGGCGTTAAGATTATTGGAAAAAATGCTCTTGATTGCATTCCAAACATTAGAAACAATACCTTTGATGCCATTCCAAATTGATGAAAATATGCCCTTGATAGCTTCCCAAGCGCCCTTCCAATCGCCTTTAATAATGGACGTTGCAAGCTTAATAATATTTTTTATAACATCTAAAACCGTTGAAATAACAATTTTTATGTTATTCCATACGGTTGTAATTACCGTTTTAATATTTTCAAAAGCGGTTGAAACGATTGTTTTTATAACTGTGAAAATAGTTTGGAAAACGATCTTAATGTTTCCAAGACCTGTTTTCAGCCATTCAAATGCCGGTTGTATGTAGATTTGAACATAGTCCCATATCAGGCTGAGTACAGGAAGTACCTTTTCTTTGATAGCTGCCCATAAGTCCTGTAACGCCGGCACAATTCCCGTTTGCAGTTTTTCCTTAAAGCTCTCAAATGAGCTTTTGACAAACTCTATTACGGGAGCAAACGCAGTCTTGATTTTGTCCCACAAATTGATCCAAAAATTGCGAAATCCCTCGCACTTGTTCCAAAGAATCACAAAAACAGCAATTAAAGCCACAATACCGGCAACAATCCAAGTTACAGGACTTGTAAGCATTGCGCCGTTTAAGCCTAATACGGCAAGTTTTTCAGCCACAGTTGCCGCAGTGTGTAATTTTGAAGCCACTGTCATAGCGGTTTGTGCAATGCTGTAAGCCGTCATTCCAACAGCAACCGCTCCGATGACTCCTCCGAGCACTGAAAGCAGCGTTTTATTTTCGCTCACCCATTTTTGCAGATCTTGAAATCCCGTCGATGCTTTATCAACCAAACCGCTCAGCTTCTGCATTGCAGGATTAACAACATTTTCAAGCAGCGGTTCACCGATTTGAGCCTTAAACTGCCGCCATTTCTCGTTTAGATTGGCCTGAACGTTTGCATACTGACTTGATTCCTTTGCCGCCTGTCCGACAGCACCTGAAGCTTTCATCATGTTCTGTGCATATTCAAGTCGTGTTGCCTGTTTGGTTGCTTCATCAAGGCTTGCCCAATCTTTTGTTTGCTTAACAAGCCCCTGGCTGACAGCGTAGGAAGCCATCTGTGTGTCGTTCGCAAATAATCCTATTGCCTCGCCGCCCTCGTATGAGCCGTTGATAAATGAATTTAAATGCGACATTGAATCGTCAAGAGACATATCCCAGAATGCCGCCGCATCTGCAGCAAGATTTAAACCGTCGGACGCAAGGTCCGTCGCTTCTCCGATATCGAATCCCAAGCCTTTGAATTTTGCCGTCATACTTGTCATATACGGCGTTAATCGGCTTGCAACCATGCCTGTATTATCGGCGATTTCATTCATTTTCTTTTGAGCTGTGTCCGAATATCCGCCCATAATCTGTTCAAATGCCGACGCTTCGGCAGAAACATTCGCCGCCGCTTCTACAACCTGTTTGCCAAAATAAACAACTTTGTCAACCGCAAAATATGCTGTAACTGCGGCACCGATTTTTTTGAATGAATCTGACATTGAATTGCTTGCATCGTTTGACGAATCAGACACATCATCAAGGGTTTTGTCAAATTTATCTGCTGCTCTCTCCGCTTCGGTAAGCTTTGTTTTGTTCTCTTTCAGCTCAGATGAAAGGCGGTCAATTTCCTTTGCACATTCCTTAGCTTCGGTTGAATTTTTACCGTGTGTCAGGTATAGATCTCGATATTTGTTTTTTAACTGTGTCAGAACCGATTCCTGCTTATCAACCGTTTCGGTCAACTGCTTTAAGGACTGCGAGGTTTCTTTGACTTTGCCGTTGTTAGAAAATGCCTTCGTAAATGCACTTCCGATTTTCTTGAAGGCACTTGACATTTTACTTTCCGATTGAGCAGCCTTACCTGTTGTTTCGTCAATAGCTTCGTTTGCCTGGCTGTTCTTAACGGCGATAGTGCCGAATAGCTTAAATAATTCCATCAATTCACCACCCTTATATCGGTTTGAAATTATTTAAAATGTTTTCAGATGATTTTACTGTTGCTTCCAAATCCGCCTCAGGAGGTACCGTACCTTCCACCGTGCCGAGCGATTCTTTAAAATCCGAATACGACTTATCGAATACCTTATGGAGATAAAATTCCCAGGTCTGCCGTTCGTTTTCTGATTTCATCACCTCGGTAACAAATTCCGAGAGGCGGTTATTCTTAATAACTTCATCAAGCAATAAAAAAGGACTTGCATATCGTCTGAATAGCAAGTCCATAAATTTTATATCGCTTATTTGAACAATTTGGAGGCAACCTTCATAAAATCCTTGAGCTCTGGCTTCTTGATAAAATCAATGATCATTTCAAAGAAAGCGGCGGGCTCCATTTTTTCAAGTTCTTCACGCTCAACATTTGACACATCGGCGAGAAGACCGTATATATCGTTCTTACAGCTTGGGAGAGCTTCAAGGACGATACCTGCAACGTCAAAAGCGACGCTGATTCCAACCTTTTCAAGGGCGTTATCGCCGTCCTCACCGCTCAGAGCATCTCTGAACTCGTCGTTTTGAAACGCCTCCTTGAAACGTCTGATACCGATCTTGTTAATTAAAGTTGCCATCGGGAAAATGTCTGTGGAATTCAATTTTCTGAACTCATAGTTTTTTTCACTCATTGTTCAAAATCCTTTCTTACGCCGCAGGCGTGGGATAATAAATATGATACGGAAGCGTGTCGGCTTCGGGCGTAAGATCGGCGAAGCACTCGAATGTGAACTTCGGAACCGCCGCTTCCTTATTCTTGCCCTCAAGCTCAAGACCCGAGGTGCAAAGCGCATAGTCAAAAATTATGATAATCGGATCGCCCTTGATTGTCTTTCCGACATATGCCATGTGCATGAGATAATCGCCCTCATTGATGATAGCTCTCGAAGTAATCTCACTGTAGCCCGTAGCAATATCCGATACCTTCTCGTCGCCGATAAGAGCCATTTTGAGAATTGCAGGAGTAAGCTCAATCGGGTTTACCTCCATTTTTGCCGTTTCACCCGTCTTAACGGTCAGGCCCTTAACCTTAACAAGTGCGCCGTCAACGGGCACATCATAAAATTCGGGAGTAATAGAAACCTTTGAACCGCCCGAAGTAGCGCAAATAAGGGATTCCTTGAAATTCCAACCCGGACGGTAATATTTGTTAGCTGCCCATTCTGTTTTTGCCGTAAGCTTCGTATATGCGTCGTTGCCGCTCGATGTGCTCTTGGCATAATAATTTGCAAAGCCCGTTTCCCAATCCTCGGGCTTTGCTTCAAGCAAGGTATAACCGAACACCAAATCTTTATGAATTGTTCCTGCACCGAGCATTATGGTTTTCGGCGTATTTTCGGTAATTCCCGAGCTTTTAAACTCTGAACCAATAATCATATTCAGTTCACTCTCCATTCTTTAATTGTTAAATTGATTTGTATTCGTTTCAATTCCGCATCTCCCGTCGGAACAGGAAATGAATTGGAATAGAAAACGGCAATTCCGTTACCGTTTGGAAGAATCGCCGTTTCTGTTATGTTATTTTCAATAATTTCCTTAGCCTGCTCAAGTCCGAGCCATTTTCGCCCCGTACCCGTTAAAATAAAGGTTGTTTCCTGATAGCCGTTTTCCTCTCGCTCAGTGCTTTCAACCTCGTTGTATTCACCGACGAAATACGGGTCGGGCACCTCATTCGCTGTCCATTCTTCAAAAGCATACGGAATTTTCAGCTTTTCAAGTTTCTCAGATATAAATCTTAATGTTGAAATTGACATTTAACCAATTCCTTTCATACGGGATTCAAGGTCTTTTTGCAGTTTGTTTTTAAGACTGTCAAAAGCCTTTTGCAAATTTCGCTGCGGCTTTTTACCGTCGGTCTTATAAAACCGTTTGCCGTCTTTTCCATACACAATGATTACTTTTCCCTGATATGTAGGCTTCTTTTTGCCCGAATATCCGTCAACGGGAACATACCACGGTGTCTTTCTGCCGTCACCGTTCAAAGCGTACTGACCCGTTCCGAACTCTTCCCAGATTGCATTTTCAAGAGGATTTCCGACAACTGCTTTTTTCTCGTTGGCATCAACGTTATATTGCCACGAATTCTTTGTTTGCCCCGTATCAACACGGGCGTTCCTCTGCGTTCGTGACCGTATTTCGCCTGCCGCCTCGTAAAGCCATGCAATACAGGCGCTCTCAATGGCAGCTTTGACCTGCAAAGAATTGTCCTGAAATTCAACGTCCGACATTACTGACCTCCTGTGAATTTGAGATAAAATTCAAGCTGATAATGAAGCTCCATCGGATCATCAATCAGCATAACGTCATATACCTTGCCATTGATTATCAGTCTGCTGTTTTCAGCCGTAACGGCTGTCAGTTCTTGATAATCGCAAACGAAAATATGTGTTGATTCCTGAATTTTGGCGTTATATGAGGAATACTTTGAATCGCCTGACGAAAGATCAAGAAAACCGACGAGAGTATATGCCGTTTCCCATTTCGGAACGACCTCGCCAATTTCATTTTTAACCGCTCCTGTCTTTGTCTGCAACTGAGCAGTAATATTGCCCTTGATTTTCTTCATATCAAAACCTCGCCCTCATATACTGATTGAAAACGGCAGTATATTTTTTCGGTGCGCCGAAACGTTCATCAATGTCACTTTCTGTGTTGTCACTTGCGTATGTCACGGAATGACGGGAAATTGTCTCGGACTGTATCGGCTTATGCTCGGTGTTGTCCGAATTTATAGCCTCGTTTCGGAGCTTCCACGCTATGATCTCGGCAACAGATGTCTTAATACTCGACGGATATTCGGGCTCTCCTGTCAGACGGTTACGGAAATTATTGTTTGTGTACTTGATAATAAGCTCCTCAAGCCCCTCAAGCATAACTTGAAGGGCAAATTCGGGCTTATCCGTTGTTATCAGCTGTTTGAGCTCTGCAACGGTCAAAATCATAAGGGCCGCCCCCTTTAAGCCTTAAACTTTCCGACAACGGCCTTAGCCTCGTTTGTAAGAGCAACACCGTAATACTTTGCGGTTGTGATTTCGTGTGTCTGCTTTCTCGGAAGCCACTCATGGTCGGTCTGTGTATCCTTCTTGAGGAAAATTGTAACTGCGGGAAGCTCTGTTTCCGTGAACTCTGTCTCCGGATCGGCGGGCTCGAGCTTGAGGCATGGGCAAAGGTAGTAAGCGTTTGTCTCGGGCACAACATAGCTGTCAACCGCAGGTGTAATTACAGCCTTGTTTGTTTCGTCCCAAACATGGCCCGCATACGTTTTCTGATTGTCGGCAGTAATCTTTACTGCGCCCTGATCGCTCGATGCACCGACCTTTGCTGTAATCTTCGGCACCTTCTTTGACGGAATGATTCTTGACTGACAGATCATACCGATTTCGCCCGAAACCATAACGTTGTTGTTATACTTATCGGCGGAAATAAATTCGGTGTCCTTTCTGAGCTTCGTGAGCTGCTTAGGATTGATGAAAAGAGCCTTGTCGGTGATCTCTTCCTCGTCAAAAACGTCAACAATGTCAACAACGCCCGAATAAGCAATTGCCGACGAGCCGTCGCCGCTTACCTGACTTGTCTTGAGTGCAGCCGCAAAGACATCGTTGTCAACCTTGCCGGCAATAGCCTTTGCAAGCTGGGTCTCAGCCTGATCAACGGGATTGCCGTAACCGCTGTTGATTGCCTCCTGAGTAATTCCGACTGCCTTCATCGCCTTTTTGATTGTAAAGGTAGTGCTTGACGCCTTCATTGAGGTAAGGCCAACCTCCGCGCCCTCTGTAACATCTTCCGCATCGCCGATATACTTCCAGGACGGAACGGTCTTTGTGTCACCGGGAACGCCCTGAAGTGTAGTATCGACCTTTGCATAAGGTGTGATTTTAAGCATAGCTTCTGTTTTTGCTGATATCATATCGCCCATAACCTGGGGATTGATTACATCATTCATAGTTGTGTTTGGCATAATTTTTCGTCTCCTTTTTAAGATTTCATTATTGTTTCATACTCTGTCGGATTTTCCGACTGAAATTTTGCTCTTTCGGTATATGGCATTTTCAAAACATCCGACTTTGTAAGAACCTTATCGTCCGAATTGTTCGGCAGCTTGTTCTCAATGATTTTCTTGTCGGCTGTTTTTTCAAACTGGTTTGGGAACTGCGTTTTAAGACCAGAAACAATATCTTTCCAGCCCTTAATGTTCTCGTTTTCATCAAGCTCAAGCTTCTTGCTTTCGTCTTTTAGCTTGCTCTCCAGCTTAAACGTAAGATAATCAACGTCTTCCGCCTTTTCGGAAAGAAGCGCCACCTTTAGAGCGGATTTGAGCTTCGTCTCGGCAAGCTGCTCCTGCAGGCTCTGAACCTGTGTTTCATAGCTTGTTATTTTGCCTTGAAGCTCCTCGTCGGCTTTTGTGCCTTTCTTTAGCTGATCAATAAGCGCATTTGCCTGTGAATACTGCTGTGTCAGCGTATCGTGCTCACTTTTCAGCTTTCCGTATCGAATATCAAGATTTTCCTCTGCAGCGGTAAAAATCTTATTCTGCTTCATTTCGCCGATAACAGATTCGATATCCTCGTCAGAAAGACCCTTTGCCTTTAAAATTTCCTGTAGTGTCATATTCAATGACCGTCCTTTCAAATTATGATTTTTACAAGTTACATCTTGTATTTGAATTACTCTCTTTTACCACTGACTTTTGAAGTGGAGATATGAAAAAAGACACCCTTTCGGATGTCTTGAATCAATATTTTGTTGCATGAAAAAAGCACCTTGATTTCTCAGGGTGCTTACAAGTATTCAATTGAGGTAAATCACATTATAAACTCTGTTTCTTTATTCAAAAAAGAGGCGTTACTGTTTATAACAATGCAATTTTTCATATCATACGAAGGAACAATTTCATAAATTTTGCCCTCAATTCTTATTCTCCTATATGGAGATGTCGGCAATTCCTTAAACTGCAAAACGGTATAATTGTTTATTTTCATTTCATTATACGGTTTATAAATCATTGTCATCTCTCCATTTCTTTAAAGCTTTTTGATATTCTGAAAGCTGTCTTTTGGTTTCCTCAATTTCTATCCTCGGAACCTTATACTTTCTTTCATTGTCTATTATAAATTGCTTTGCTTCAATTTCGTTCAAATATGTACGAAGCGGTTCTGTCTTATCAATGTTAATGCCTTTCTTATTTTGCATAAAATGATAGCTTTCTTCCAACACATCACAAACACGTACATTTTTCCTAAAGAGCATCGTATCTCCCAAAGTAGCAGCCTGTGCATTAACGGAGTCCAAATGTTTTTCTATCTCATCAGTACCTCTTAAAATGGTTGCTCCGTTTTTCTTGGCTTCAATGGTTAATTCATCAAAACGTTTCTGACTTATTCCGTAATTGCTTTGTTCAGACTTTTTACGATAGACCTCTTTATAATTTATTATACCACTATTTTCGGAATTTGCAATACTTGCAGGCATATATTTTCTTCTAAAATCCTCAAAGTCAGCGGTCTTATCAAGTCCGAAATATGCCGCACGCTCTTTCAGCTCGTCAAGTTCGTCCTCATCGAGCGCACACCTTGCACGCTGAAGAATCTGACAGCGACAGTTTATAACCTCAGCCGCCCTTCCGTTCGGATCGCCGGGTTTCATAAGTCCGTTTGAGAAAGGCTCGTCAAGCTCCCGTATTTCGCCGTCAACTCTTGCGTGTGACGGTCTTGTTCGCTTGTCGAGCGTTGCGTCCCATTGCTTCATGACATCGGCACCGTTATCCTTTGCCTTTTTCAGTGCGTCATACGCCGCCTGCTGACTGATTCGGTGCGCTTCGGTTCTTGTTATTCTCATTGCGTTATACAATGCGCCGCCGTTCATTCTTGCATAATTTCCGACCATACCGACAGCGATATTCTTTGCAATGTCGGAATAGCTCTGCCCCTGTGCAATACCCCGTGATATATTGTTTGCCACTCTCTTTTTCAGCAGATTTACATCTTCACCGAGTTTGTTATACAACGGCTTTGACAGCTTCGTATCGAGCGTTACGGCTTGAACGACCTGATCCTGATCTATCGGAAATATCAGCGGCACGCCCTGACCGTGAATGTCATACATTACTCCGACGAAACCGCTTTCATAAGACTTGGCAAGATATTCTGATATCGTGCTGAACTGATCGCCGTTCAGAGTATCAAGTATTCCGTTTATCTGCTTTTTGAGGGCTTCCTGGTATTGAATTTGATAAATCACACTTTGCAGATTTTCCGTCTCTGCTCTGCCCTTGAGTGCGGCTAAACGGTCATTAACATCGTCAAGAGCTTTTTTGTAAATCCCTTTCAGCTTGTTCAGCGTTGCTTTCTCGTCATTCAGTTGTGATTGGATTACTTGCTTCTGCCGTTTGTTCATCCGTTTCAACCTCATTTAATGCCGTCTGTAAATAATCGTCCTTTTCGGGAAGCTTGCTTTTGATTTCTTCATAGTCAATATCAAGAATGTCACAAATCAGCCGGACAACGGTCTCATCACCAAGAACAGCCGCAAGTCCTAACAGCGTATTGATCTTTGTTTGTTCGGTCTGTGCGTCCGTCAATTCGATTTGAGCGTTGTCCTGGGCATTTGTCATAATCTCACGCTTAAATTCAAAATAAACGTCCTTCTGCTGATAATCGGTGCCGTTTTTGTCGTTGATCTCCTGGAGAACGATTTTTAAGATTTTTCTCAAAAACTGCTTCAACCTGATTTCGAGCTTGTTGCATTTCAAGTCAAGCAAGGCATAACGTGATTTAATAACGATATTTGTGATGTTTCCGTCGCCCACCTGAGCCGAATTAAAGCCCATACCGAAGCGATAAATGTTCTTTTCGTCAAGCTCCAGCTTTACTTTTCTTGCCTCATACGGCACGGAAACCGTCTTAAAATCAACATCGCCGTTTTCGTCAACGCCGACGTGCTTCTTCTTTTTGATATTTCCGATGAGCTCTTCCATGTTGTCGCCTTGGAAGCCCCTGACAACCACCAAATATTCGGCGGCGTCCTGGAGGTTGTTTGACAATCCGCAAGCCATAAGATCATAATCGTTGATAAGGTCCTTTATCGGCTTTAAACCGCCTAACTGCTTACGGCAGTTATCAAGTCTGAAAAACGGAATAAATCCTAAGCCCTCATAATATGTATCGTCGTCATTATCCTTTTTGTAGATAACGTGCGGACGAGGGTTCGGCTTCTCATCGGTTGATTCGTCAAGGATAAGCTTTCCGTCCTCAATCTGAGTGTAGTAATAGGTCTGAGAATCGTCCCAAACCTGTATTCTCTTAACACAGTGCTTGTCCTTGTCAATTCTCTCTATGTACCAATAGATTATGTGATCCTTGCCGTCGCTCGCAAATTTAGCCTCAACCTCAACGACACCGACACAATCGGCATTCTGAAAAGAGAGCTTACCGCTTGCATTCCTGTAAGCATACATATAATCAAAGCCTTTGGAGACACACCCTGTCAGCGTATCATACAGCTCCTGAGTAAAATCCTCGTTTTCGTTGAAATATGCGTCAAGCTCTGTCTGAAGCTCCGGGTTGTCGGACTTCACAAATCCACCGTCACCCGAAAGCATATACTGCACCTGCTGATCTACCAATTCGGTGAAAAACGGGTGTGATATTCTGATATTAGATCTGATTTTGTCCTCAACAAGATTTCCTCTGGCATCATAGTAAAAAACACGATAATTTTTTATATCGTGTTCACCTTCGTAGTATTTTTCGCCCTCTTTAGCAAAGCGCTTTTTCTGACTTGTCCGATCTTCATTTATAAAATTTATAATTTCGCTGTTTTCAAGCATCTGATCACCTCCGCCGTACTGAATGGATTTCGTCTTTTATACAATAAACGCAGTATTTCTTTATTCTGAACCAACCGCAGGTAACGGCGTAGCAATCACCGTGTGCCCAGCTTCCGACATAGTTAATAACGTTCGGCTTCGGCAGCTTATTGATTTTAAAGTATTCTTTTATTTTTTCGTCCATTATGAAATCCAACCTCTCTGTTTAATGTACGATTCAAGAGCATAACGCATTGCGTCCATAAGGTGGTTAAAAGCGTCAATCGGTCTGTTCAGCTTATTTCCGAACTTGTCCGTATCCCATGTGTAGTTCGATATTTCGGTAATAAAATTCACGCATCGGGGATGAATGATAATTTCAAAATCCTGAATCCATTGAATACCGTTGAGGACGCTGTCCTTGCCCTTTCTTGCCCCGGATATTCTCAACCCCATGCCTTTTAACTCGTCAATGCTCTTTGGCTCTGCCGAATCGGCGGTAATACGCTCTTTTGAATACCCGTAATGCACGACCGTTGCGTATATATCCCTGTTCGACATTCCTTTTTCGTAGAATTCATCCCATACATACAGCCGCCTGTTATCAAGGTCAACGAAGCCGACAAAAAAGGCACTTGGATCATTCGTGTAGCCGAAATCAAGTCCAAATGCCGATTTACAGTTTTTAATTCCGTCAAGAGTAAAGCTTTGCTCCCGCCAATTCTCATAAATAAGGCCGTCCACAATGCCCCAGTCGCCTAATCCGGCTACCTGATATCGTCGCGGATTTCTTTTCCGCATCTTTTCAAAAATGTCCAAATCAGCCGCTGACAGCCACTCATTACACTTATAATTTGTCGTAATCGCCAATGTATCTTCGTCAGGGTTATCAAAGAAACGTCTTTTCAGCCATGTTTTCTCATTCCACGGGTTAAAGGTCAATGTAATTTGTTTAAACAGCCCCGGAGGACAGTCACCGAGCATAGATTCGGCAAGGGTATCGAAGTCCTCCTCCTTGGTGATTTCGTATGCTTCTTCAATCCACATCCAGGATAAAACGCCAACCTCAACAGCTATTGAAGTGATTTTCAGCGGATCGTCAAGACCTCTGAAATAAATCTTTTGCCCCGTAGGAATATATGTCATTTCAAGCGGTGATTCCTTTACAGTCCATTGCTTTTCAACCTTCAGCCGCTTGATTGCCCACTTCAACTCCGTAAAACAACTGTCTTTAAGCGTTCGATATGTTTTGCGAACAACGAGCATATTGCTCTCCGGGTATTTCATCAGATTGTAGATCGTCCAAAGTGCCATTGTTTTTGACTTTTTGGAACGGCGGGAGCCTTTGACAGCTCTGTATCTGCCTTTAAAGCACCAAAAGTCCTTGTATCCTCTGCCGACCACGTCGGGAAGATAAACCCTGCTTGCCTCAGTTTTCAAGCTCATTCTCCCCGGTAATAATCACCGGCACAGCTCCTTCAATATCAACTTTATCCGTAAACATTCGATATCTTCGTCCGAGAAGTTCCGCAGCTTTCAACCGTTCTTTTTCATCAGGTGCCTTTTGGATTTTTTTCGCGCGGGATATGCCGTCTCCTATAAATTCAACTGCTACAACCTCCGAAGACGATTCACCGCGAAGCACGGAGGTAAGATACTCCATAACCTCACTTGCATCGGCTGTCCTCTCGTTGTGTAAAGCTTCAAGCTGCTCGTCAATATAGCTTTGAACCTTAGCATTTCTTAGCAATTTAGCCGCACAGACCGAAGCCGAGCTATCGTTTTTTACGTTTGGATAAGCCGCTTTGTATGCTCTTGTAGCATTGCAATCTTTCAAGTATTCATCAGCAAAACGTTTTTGTTTTTCGGTCACAGAACATCACCTCCGTCTATTGTTTTTTCTTATTTTTCATAATAATTTTTCAGCCGACAGTAATTACTCATAACTTCGTTATACATATCCTCAAACACGGCACGCTTATATTTCAGCTTGTAATTATCCGTGTTCTTCGGAATTTTATTCAATTCTGATTTCAAGTGATTTGCCTGAAGCAAATATTCTTCGGCAAGCTCGGCGAGTGTTTTCATATTTTCCACCATAAAAAGAAGCCGCCGCGATGTGCGACAGCTTCATTGACATATTTTTCAGCATATATCATACCACAGGTGGATACTAAAGTTCTATCAAGTAAATCAATTTTTATCAATTATTTTTTGAACTTTTCCCAATGCCTGAATATGTAAGCCGGGTTTTCCGTTAACTATTCCGCAGACCCATTGATACGAATAGCCCATCTCTGCGGAAATCTGTTCCCACGTTTTAAAATCAAAATACCGCTTTGTGAGAAGCTCAATACAAGTAGGGTCAAGCTGATCCACGACTGTCATTACCTCACGTTTAACGTCAACCAATCGGTCAATGTCTCGATTGATTTCATTCTGCAAATCAACTATTTTGGCGACAATCTGACCGACACGATCTTGCGATCCTGAACTCTGAACCCTCTCAGAGCTTGCGTTTGCCGTAATTGAGTCCGCCGTATGCTGTAACTCGTCAAGCTGCTTCTGCTTGTAATTGATCATAATATCAATCTTGCGGACCTGCGACAAATATTCCTTCGCTGTCACTGTCAATCACGCTCCTCACTTAACTTCGATATCAGGAACCACATTTGTATCGAAATAAACCTTGTAATGATAAGGATCTGTATGTGTACCGCCTATGTCTTCAACCACATACAAGGTGTAATCATTCAGATACACATAATTCTTTTTGTATGTGCCGTTTCCTGTTTTAGCCGTTACAACAAGCTCGTTAGTTGTATTGTTGGATATATCTATATAGCCCTCAATATAGAGAATCACCTTGTCGGTTCTTGCGTTGTAAACAGTTACCCTGCGTTCACAATCGAAATAGTTCGCCTGCTTATTCAAGTTGTGATTTACGCGCTCTGCTTCGGTGCAACCCGTAAAAGTAATGCCGACCGATACTGTGATAATCAGCATAGTAAATATAACTGCAACAACTTTAATAATTTTCTTCATAAATAAATCTTCCTTTCAACGCTTAGTTTCATTTTTGACCTTTTTAATTCTTGCTTTTAAAATTTGCATTACCGTTTCGTGCGTACCCGCACGCTCTCGTATTGCAGCAAGCACGTCCTCGTCGACGCCGCCCTGCACAATCAGATAATGCACATACACCTTGTCATAAGGCGAACCCTGTCGCCACAAGCGGCATTTGCCCTGATCGTTAAGCTCAAAACTCCAATTCGGTGTGAACCAAATAATGTGTCTGCCGCCCGCTTGTAGGTTCAATCCATAGGCACAGCTGCTCGGATGAACAAGCAGGACGTCAATCTCTCCTCTGTTCCATGCGTCCTCATCGTCGGTACCCTTGTAAACGCACACACGGAGTTTTGTCTTTTTCAGCGCTTCAAGAATACGCTCTCTGTCGTGCTGATATCCGTAGAACGTTATGCACGGTTCGCCGTTCAGACTTTCAAGCAGCTCCATATATGCCTCAATCTTGCAGTCGTGAATATGTACCGTGCGCCGCTCGTCGTCGTAAACTGCTCCGCTGCAAAACTGTAACAGCTTGCCTGTCAGCACTCCTGCCGTGCCTGCTGTAATGACATCTTCGTTGATCTCAAGAAGAAGATCCCGTTCAAACTGCGTGTATGCTTTCATCGTCTTGTCGTCAAGCACTATCGGCACGTCGTGTTCAATGCAATCGGGTAACTCCAAATAATCCTCAGCTTTCATCGAAACGCATATATCGCTTATTGCGTTAAGAACCACCAATTCGGCATCTTCCTTTGGCTTGTAGTCGGTAAAATGTCCGCCGTGCGTATTCGCATCAAAATACCTCGCACGAAACTGTGTGATGTTTTTACCCAGCCTTGCACCCTCATCAAGCAAATAGATCTGCGCCCATAAGTCCATCAGACCCTTTGAGGACGGCGTGCCCGTAAGCAGCACAACCTTTTTACAAAACCGCCTTACAAGCTTCATAGCCTTAAACCGTTTGCTTTGGCCGTTCTTAAAACTTGTACTTTCGTCAAGCACCACCATATCAAACGGCCACGCCTGTTGGTAGTAGTCCACCAGCCATGGAATGTTTTCACGATTGATAACATAAACGTCTGCTGTAGTATTTAAAGCCCTTATGCGCTTTGCAGCAGAACCGAGGACCGTCACAACCCGTAAGTGTCGTAAGTGATCCCACTTGTCAGCCTCCTTACTCCATGTACCCTCGGCAACCTTTTTAGGCGCTACGACCAACGCCTTTGAAATACTCCACTTGAAATATTTCAGAATATTTATCGCCGAAAGCGTGATTGACGTTTTTCCGAGACCCGGACGAAGAAACAACCCTACCGCGGGATCGTTTACTATTCGGTCAATGCAATACGCTTGATAGTTATGCGGTCTGTATTCCACCTGTCCTCACCTCCCTTACAAAATCATCCACCTTCTCAATCGTATCTATCCTCAAAACAGAAAAACCAAGTGCTCGAATTTTATTGCAAACATAACCCTGCAGCTTTCGCAGTTTTTTGTTTGGGGCTTTAGTCTCGACAAAATAGATCCTGCCTTGCGGTATGAGAACAACCCTGTCCGGCACACCGTTCTGACCCGGACTTACAAACTTCAAAGCCCAACCGAACAACTCATTTTTTACCTGCCTGCACAGATATTTTTCGACTTCTTTTTCAAGCACCGAAAAACCTCCTTCCTTATGAAATGTAACATTTTCTCACGCGCGCGTATATATGCGTCACATTAGGCGGATTAGAGAGTATTTTTACTCTCTATCTCTCTATTTTAGTAATCAATAGGAAAAAATGTTAGAATGTTAGAAAATGGACAAAAATCCTTATTTATAGCGGCTTTGCGGTCTAACATTCTTCTAACATTTTCAAAACATTCTAACATTCCATAAATTACCATTTCTAACATTCTTTTTATTAAACCACCGAATGTTAGAAAAAATACGCCAAATGTTAGAAATTTTCTTGCGAATGTTAGGTCTTTATGAAACCTCTTTGCGTTCCATAGATTCCAAAATACATTGTACCTGTTGATCTTTTCCAGCCTGACACCATTGCTATTATGCTGTTTAACTCTCTCGTATCGGACTTCTTCATATCTCGCGCATTACCGCCAAACGCTTCGCACCAAACCTCAAGCGCACATACACGATCACGCTTTACCAATCGGATTTTATCGCTGCCCATTGCAACACCGCCCCAATACATTCGGCGTCTGTCAAGTGTCCACTTGCTCCAATCATCGGGAATATCACGCTCCATAAACTCACGGACAATACCCTCACGACTTGACGCTTCCCGGTGTTCCTCCTGCTTTTCCTTTGCGGCTTCGGCGATCTCTCCTGTAAGATATAAGGATTCGCCCGCCTGCCAGCGTGTGAATGCTTCTGCCCACAACTGATCAACTTCATTTTCAAGATCTCGCCACACGTCTTTCGTGCTCTTCTGCTCACCTGTATCTATCGGCCAAAAACGGCGGTTACCCGTCGTATCCTGCAAAAACTCTGATGTATTCGTCGTACCGAAGAAAATACAAGTGCGGGGCAATTCCTTGACGTTACGGCCGTAAGCTGCGCGGAACCTATCGGCGCGCAGGCTCAAAAACTGCTTTATTCTGCTGACGTCTGTACGCCTGAAAGCGTCAAGCTCAGACACCTCAACGATCCATACGCCCTGCAAGAGTTCCGATGCTTCCTTGCCCTCGAAAGTGCGTATGCTGTCGTTGAACCAGCCTCGGCTCATTTTGTCAAGCAGGGTGCTTTTGCCTATGCCCTGAGGCCCCGAAAGGATAACCATATTGTCATATTTACAACCGGGGTTCATAGCACGGGCAACAGCGGCAACAAAAGCCTTGCGGGTTACGGCTCTGTTATATGCCGTATCTTTTGCACCGAGATAATCCACGAAGAGAGTATCGAGACGGGGAACGCCGTCCCATTTACTGTTCTGTCCTAAGAGATAATTTTTTACATCGTTAAAAGCGTGAGCGTTTGAATGGAGCGAAAGCGCACCATCAACCTTTCCGTTGCCTGATATCTTGTACACTCTCTCAAGATACCAATACAGTCCCTGATTATCATTATCATCCCATAAGCGGCGTTTGTCTCTGTTATCCCACGGCAACGCACCGAGAACCTCACCTCGACCAGCAAATTCGTTTAAGGCAAACTTGCCCTTGAGTAATGGATCGTGTTCAAGAATAATACGAACGTTATCTATTGTGGACTTCACAGCGCCTGTCTGAACGTTCTTTTCGAGTAACATCATCCAGTCTGTCTCGTCGTTTTCGTCAGCATTTACACCTCCGAAGTCCTTTATAGCGCTGTCGTAACGTTCTTTGTTTATGAGTGCGGCAACATCGGGCAATCCGCAAGCTAATTCACACATTGCCGAATACGACGGCAAACGGTTTGTAGGTGCGCCTGCTGTTGCTTCGTCGTCCTTATCGGCGAATTTGTGCAAACGTACAAGGTCAAAGGCGTTGACAAGACGTCCGCCGCAAGGGTCTGTTGCGTGGTGACTGTATAAGAATTTACCGTTATCGTACAGAACCGCTCCGCCTGTCGTCGAGCCCCCAAGATATGTATATCTACCCGGCATATTGTCAACGGGTTCATAAATACCGGGAAGCAGCTCGTCCATTGCACGGTTGATGTCATATGTGCGGCAAAATGCTCCGACAACTCCGTTTTTACTTTCGGGATCGCCCTGCTTGACTGCCAGCTTAGTAAACTTGTTCTGTCCCGGCATTGCGGGCCAGCTGCTAACGTCGTGCCAATCCGCATATTGTGCAAAAAGTCCGTCAGCGGAAATAAAAGGCTTATCTCCGACAATGTAAACATATTCGCTGTCCGAACAGCAACTCGGCCAATACATCAGACGGCACGGATCAAATGTTGTCGGATCGGTAAACTCAAGACCGATGTATTCGGCCGCTTTTCTTGCAAGCGGTTCGTATTCATCCGCCGTTACGGTTCTGTCAAGCGGCAGCAGCACACGAAGTCTCGGTGCCGAGGGCTGATGTTTTCTTGTGCTGTAAACACAGTATCCACAGCCCAAAGCATCAACACGGCGAAGTATATCATCCTTGTGTCCGGCAGGAATATTATCGAGATCAAGTGTTATGATGTCACGTCCCGAAACGTTGTTTGCCTTGCGACGTGTACCGTTCAGACTGCCGCCGACAAATCCGCCGACGTCCTTTAAATCGTCCTGCTGTGCCTTTTTCATATCAAGATATTCGGCAAGCGTTTCCGAACTTCTTACGGGCACCTTCAGTCTTTCCCACAACTCCGACACCATAAGCGCTTGTGTCGTCCACAGTGTCGCTCTGCGGCTTGCGCCCGAAGCTATGTTGATTTTTCTGTCATTCTGCAAAACGCTCACTCCTTAATCCTTTTTGAAAAATGTACCAACCCAGCCGTCGGCATTCAGCGGAAGCCCCGGAGCCCACGGAACGGGACGGCTCATAATTTTAACGACTGTATTCAGCATAGTGTCTCTGTCCGCCCACGGTTTAACGTCAATAACAACCTCGTCGTGAATGTGAAACACCACGGGCAGCCCTGCCGCTTCGAGATGTTCGATTGCCTGTGCCAAGCAGTCACGGGCGATCGCCTGTACACAGTTTTCAACAAGTTTTCCGCCGTAGGTTTCAATGCGCTTCCACTTCTTTGTCGTCTGATCCATACCCATATACGATATGGAGGGGTTCCCCCATTGATTTTCTCCTATCTGCGGAGCGTTATAATACAGCTTTCTACCGCTCGGCAACGTAACTGTCAGGTAATCGGTATTCTGATTAGCGTCCCATTCGTGAGAAAAAATAAGGTTGTTTACTCCTATGCTTCCGCCCTGTACAATAACCCGCACGGCAGCGGAATCAACCTTGTACCATAGATCCCGTATGCGTTTATTAGCTTCACGCCAACGGCTCACGATATCGGAAAGATCGTTTTCGGGTATTCCCATATCAAGTGCACCCATATTGATAAGCGCTCCTGTACTTCCCTGATAACCGAGTGCAAGCTCGGCGACCTTGCCTTTTTGTCTGAGCGAGTATTCGGGATTTCCCTTTTTAATCTTTTCTATCGGCACTCCGAACATCTGAGATGCGGAGGCCTCATATATCTTGCCGTGGGTGCGAAAAACCTCAAGCCTCCACTCCTCACCGGCAAGCCAAGATATAACACGGGCTTCAATAGCCGAGAAATCGGCGTCAATAAGTACGTTACCGGGAGCGGCAACAAAAGCCGTGCGTATCAGCTGTGACAGCGTGTCGGACACGCTTCCATATGTAAGTTTCAGATTATCAAGTTTACGTTCTTTTACAAGATTACGCGCAAGCTCTAAATTCTCTGTATATGTACGGGGAAGATTTTGAACCTGCACCAAACGACCCGCCCAACGACCTGTACGGTTAGCTCCGTAAAATTGCAAAAGTCCACGAACACGGTTGTCGGAGCATACCGCCTGTTCAATAGCGTCATACTTCTTCGTGCTTGTCTTGCCGAGTTCCTGCCTGATTTCAAGCATACGCCGAACCTCGGGTGTATTATCATCACGGGCAAGCATTTTCGTCACTGTATCCTTACGCAGCCCCGATATTTCTTCTCCTGTTTCCGATTCAAGCCAAGTGGAAAGCTGTGCAACACTGTTCGGATTGCTAAGCCCGGATATCTGTACAGCCTCCTCCATAAGTGTGTTACGCACGGTCGATCCGAGTTCAAGCGCACCGTTTACCATATTCATATCAACCGCAACACCTCGGCTGTTTATTATCAGATCCGTTTCCCATTCTTTTTGAACAAAATCGGGAATTTCGACAGCGGATAATCTGCGTTCGATTTCCATTTCCGTAATTACGTCCTGTCTGTTGTATTCCTTGAACAGCTCCCAGCGCTCAGGGTCGTGGTACGGACAGTTGCGTGTTCTTCCGCCGTTGCTTTTCGTAGGCGCGCACGGCACGCAGAAATAACGTATGAGATATTTACCCGTATTAAGTTTGCGCTTATCTTCTGGCAAGCCTAAAGCCCTGCCGGTTGCGTCCAATCCTGCCGTATAGCCTGCATACAAGCCGTGAAACATTGTGCAGCGCCATTGTGACGGTGGCAGCTGCCTGCCTAAAAGTTTAGACAGGCAGCCCCACTCAAACGGTGCATTGTATGCATGCTTCAGGCAATGCGGATCATGCAAAGCGTCCATAACCCATTGCGGGAGTGCTTCGCCTTGTGCAAGATCACAGCAAACAGGCTCTGCACCGTTGAGAGAATAAGAAAAGAGAAGAATCTCAAAGTCGGTGCTTTGAATATACTTTTGCGCCCCGGCTTTTTGAATCGGCACACTTGAAAAGGTCTCAAGATCAATACTAAGATGATCCATTGCCTTTTACCTCCTTTTGGATTTACCAAGCTTGACCTGTTATCGGATTTACTGCAGGACGGCTCTGTGGCTGCGGCTGCGTCGGTGCGGCGTATGCCTGCGGTACTGCCGGCTGCGGTGCCACGGGGCTATACGGTGCCTGCTGAAATACGGGAGCTACCTGTTGCGGCTGCAGTATTGTCTGCTGTGCACTGAAAGACTGACCGAGACCTTCAAAGTCACTTGCCGCCGAAGCACCGCCCGAAAGAGGCTCACCGTCACGGGTTTTAAGCACGTTACCGAGACCGCAGCCGACGCCCTTACTGCCTGCTGTATTGTACGGAAAGAAATTGACGGTTACACGGGCGAACATACCGCTGTAAATGTCCGACGGAGCAAGCTCGCATTCGATGTTGTCAATTCCGACGACCTGCGGCTTATTCTTTGTGCTCGCTGTAATAACATAATGACCCTTGCATTCGTCACCGTAAGGCGTACCGTTTTCTCTGAGGCCGTCTCCGTCATGTAAGATAGTTTTCGGTGTAGGGTGAGCGCCGCCCCATTTCTTGTTTACGCCGTCCTCATACGCCGCTTTAATTGACGCGTCGATATTTGCGAGCGTAGCACCATCCGTCTTAGGGATAAGAAGCGTAACGCTGTACTTCGCTTCGCCGCCCTGCTGCGGCGCTCTCGGTGTTGTGAGGTTAGCATAGGAGAGCCTAACCTCTCCTGTTAATACTTTTGTTGCAATATTCTGATACATAATATAGTCTCCTTTTTAATTATTAGTTTTGATTTTTAGTGTTTTGTAGTAGTCAAAAATCTTGACGCAGCGCTCATATTTGTTTTTGCATCGCTTAACATCATTCAGCATTTTGCGGTTTGCCGCTTCTGCAGCTCTCTTTTGTCCTACGGCGAGATCACAGCGGAATTGTGTACACACGTATTCGTTTTGATACTGTTTGCTTGCAGACGTCCAGGCGTCCTTAGTCTCGGCTTGTTTCTTTGCTAAATATGCGCCGAGAACAATTATTGTTTTCTCATTTCTCCAAGCTTCCCGAAATGTATATTCAAGCAGCTTCTTTTGTTTTGCAAGTGTTGTTTGGGTAAAGAACAGGTCAAGATCTATCTGCAATATACAATTCTTTAGCAACACTGTTATCTGATCAGCCATTTTTCGCCACCTCTGCAAAATCCGAAACAGCGGGATTGTACGCCTCTCTCTTATCGCTGAACAAAGCAAGCGTCGGTTTGCCAAGCGGTTTTACAACAAAACTGCCGAGTTTGTCCGCAAATTCGGTTTTGCCCATCAGTTTCTCAAGCTCGGTGAGCGTTTTCGGCTTGAGGTCATACAAAAGCGACTTGTCATATCCTGCCGCCATTGCGGCATTAAACGCCGCATCGGTATCGGTAAAGGTTCGGTTACTTCTGCCTGCGACAGCTTTCCAACCCGGTATCGAACCACCGTCAAGAATGGTTCCGAGTGCATATTCTTCAAGGTCTTTGTACCACTTTACAAGCTCCTGACCTCTTATAAGTAAATCGCCGATTTCGGCATCGGAAAGGACATTGTCACCGTCCGCATTAGCCTTATTCTGCGGTGTGCAGTTTTTGAATTCTTCCAGTGCTGTGTTCTGATCGGCACGGGCTTTACATTTTGCCTTGCCTCTGCAAAAGCGGCAATGTTCACCGGGCATGAATTCACCGAGGCCCATATACGCTTTCGCCGCTGTCGGCTTAATGCTCTCGCCCCAAGCGAGTAATTCTTCAACCGTTATTGTCTCACTGTCGGGCTCTGACTGAATTCGCGGCTGATCTATCGTCATACAAACCTTTTTGATACTGTCGCCGTAAACGGGTTTATACCGCTTTAAGGCTCCGAGGGCGTACAGTCTCATTTGCGGATTGTTTTCGGCAGAAACAGGAACACCCTCACCGTGTTTATAGTCGGTAATACTCAGCGTATCGCCGCCGATCATAATGCAATCACATGTGCCGAAACCCTCGGGTACATATTCCGAAAAATCGACTTTTACTTCTGCCGCAACATTCGGCTTCGTGTTATATTGCATAGCCTTTTCGGCGAGATGTTCCAAGTACAAATCAGATGTCTTGTCCATCTCGTCCTGATAAAGCGGATTTTCTTTCAACTTTTTAAGTCGAGATCTGAAAGTGCTGGGCTTTATTGTAACAGTAAAGTGCTTGATTACTTTAAGCTCACATATAGCGTGCGCCAATCTTCCCTCTTCTGCATATTCGGACGTACTTTCGGGGAATTGCGCTTCAAAGCGAGGTGCCGCCGTGCAATGCAGCCACCTTGAAGCAGATGAAGCGGAAAGCAGTGCATGTACTTCAGGTGTAGGCATTATTCGGTCACCTCCACGATATCAACGAGCTTTTCACCCTGTATAATCATCTGCGATACGATGTATCCGTTTGAAAGCCCTGTTGCTCTGCATAAGCGGCGCAGAATTGCGTCCGCCTCACCGCTGATCTGAACACATCGGCGTTCCTCTTTTGCTTTAGGTTTGTACACCTTGAGTTCTATTCTGTCCATTACAGCTAACCTCCGTTAGATCTTTGCACCGAGCGCACGGAGCTCATTTGCGACCGCTCCGTAGCTTTCGGGATTGAGATCGGTCAAGCTCTGCACGCCGAATTTGCCGAGCAACATCACAAGCTGATCTATCTTTCCGGCATCGATGAGTGTCGAACCTGCGGTTGAAATCATATCAAATGTGTACTGAGGCGCAGATGTCGGAATCGGCGTCGGGTTTACAGGTACAGAGGGCTGCACCGCAGGAGGTGCAGGCATAGTAGGAACAACGGGTATCGACGGTGCAGTCGGTGTAGTCTGATCAGTTGTCATCGCTGTTGTTTCCGCTTTATTCGCAGCGGCATTTCCACCGATAGCGGTTGCAAGGTTGTTGATTGCCGCCTCAAGTCCTGCGGCTGTAATTGTTATGTTCATTTCAAGCATTGTAAAAATCTCCTTTAAATTTAATATTTTAACGGTAAGTGAAAGTTATTTCACCTCCACGAACTCACCGTTTTTTAGCATATAGAATGTATCTGCTTTGATCGTTTCGCCGTCAACTAAAACGGCCGTCCAATCTTTAATATCATAATCAGACTCGTTTTCTTCTGCGATAACAAGGACTGCACCGAGACCGCCCTTGACTCTGACGTTGTTACCTCTCGCAACAGCTAACCCGTTTTCCCCTACGGACGCTTCTCCTCTCGCTGTTGCAGCTCCACGATTGCCTGCTGTTGCAGCTCCACAATCGCCTGCTGTTGCAACTCCACAACTGCCTGCTGTTGCAGCTCCACGATTGCCTGCTGTTGCAGCTCCACGATTGCCTGCTGTTGCAGCTCCACGATTGCCTGCTGTTGCAGCTCCACAATCGCCTGCTGTTGCAGCTCCACAATCGCCTGCTGTTGCAGCTCCACGATTG